TTCTCCTATTTTACTTTTTATTAAATCTTTTTCTGAAGGAACAGTACTTGCAATCTCAACTAAAAAAGATATTTGTTTTGCAGGAGAACGATGTGTTTTTTTCTCCAACCTTTTTAATTTTTTCCATGTATCAATTGATACTGCTACACTTTTATACTTTGTTATATCTGGCATATTTTTCTCCTTTTATGTTAGCCATTGTTTTAATTCATCGCCCATAACTAAACTAGCGATCTTTCTTTTGTTTACCAATGCTTTAACAATCTTTTCATCAATTGTTTTTTCTGCAATTAAATCTACATAGGTAACTTTCTTCTTTTGACCTATACGGTGGCAACGATCTTCTGACTGCATGCGAAGAGCTAAGTCAAAACTATTCGCAAAATAAACAACGTTGTTAGCCGCCGTTAATGTTATCCCATGTCCACCTGTTTGAGGGTTTCCAATAAAAAACCTAGCATCTCCATTTTGAAAATGTTCTATTGCTTGTTTTCTATCCTCATCAGAAGTGTCACCATAGTAAGTAACCGTGGACCTGGAACCGTAAGTCTTAGTAAGTGTGTCGTAAATTCTTTTTATATCATAACGAAATCTTGACCATATAATTACTTTACCCGACATATCTTCTATACAATTAATAAGTTCTGGCAAACGATTATCTTTAATCTCTATAGTATTTCCTTCATCAGTTTTTGTATGACCCGATAACACTTGTTGCAGGCGAACTAACTGCGTCATAATATTTGGAGCAGTCATAAACTCTTCATCATTAATTTGAGCTAAAGCAAAGTTTTTTATTTCTGAATATATTCTTTCCTGGTCCTCAGTTAACTGAACAGATCTTGTAATATAAACTTTATCAGGCAAGTCCAGGCACTCTTCTTTCATAATACGAGAAGAAAAGTTTTTAAGTAATTCATTTAATTTATCTAAGTTTTTATAACCTACTACCATATTAAATGAGTTAGCACCAACCGTTGTTTTTTTCATAATAGCAAAACGATATTGGTATTGAAAAAAGTTATCTCCCGTTTCTCCTAATAAGGTAGGACTTAAAAAATTACACTGCGCCCATAAATCTAATGGCGATTGTGTAACAGGAGAACCCGTTAAGATTCGCTTATATTTTGCTCCACGACTTATCTTTATAATCGTCTTTGTTCTTTTTGCTTTAGGGTTTTTTATAGCAGTCGATTCGTCAATAGCTAATAATGTTACCGATTTTTTTAATAAAGCGGCTAAGTACGATGTTCCCTTGGCAGTGGACAAAGCTTCTACATTCATTACAAAAATTCTTAGAACGCCCGGAACTTTTTCTTTTAATAAAGATAATAATAATTCTTTTTCTTTTTTATTTGGCGAGGGCCGCCATACACAAATTTCTTTTTCTATATGATCTGGTAAATGCATAGGTATCTCTATATTAGACCAGTTTCTGTAAACTCCTTTTGGAGCAATAACTACAAAAGTATCTATCTCATTTTTCTCAAATAAAATACCTACATTATCAATACACACTTTAGATTTACCTGTACCCATCTCCATAAAGTATGCCCATACAGATTGGTTCCAAGATATTTTTAATACATCTTCTTGATGCTTAAAAGGTTGTGTCTTAAATTTGTACATAATATACCATCATAGTACATTATGGAATATCACAGTCAAGTGTTGACATTATTTATTTTATAGAATAGTTTTATGTATACGTAATTTTACGTGTGACTCCAATGATTGTGGTCTACTTAATTGTAGACCATAGTTTAAGAGCAGAAAGGATACATTATGTCAATAGTATACGTGGTACAAGAAAATCCAAGAGTAGATATTTTATCTGCTACTAAGTACGGTGAACTTTTACCATTAGCAAATCCATCAGAACAACTACATCTAAGTCCAGGGCGAATAATAAGTTTATTTAAGAGAAAACTTAAAAACTTTTCTGATAAAGACTTCTTATTATTAATTGGAGATCCTGCACTGATTGGAGTTGCCGTTACTGTTGCCAGTGATATCAATGACGGAAAGGTTACTGTTTTGAAGTGGGATAGAATAGAAAAAATGTACTATCCCGTCAAACTTTCCTTTCGTGGAGGCATTGGAGATTATCAACAATAAACCTGACAAGGAGGTATGTTATTATGAATAACGAAATATGGAAAGAGGTAGAAGCAGATGCAGACAAATTTAAAGACTTATCTACCGAAGGTGGTAAAGATCTAAGTGATTTGATTCGCCAAGCCACAAACCTAAACAAGCAGATAGATGTTTTAGAAGAAGAGTTAAAAACTCTTAAACAGAAAAAGCAATCTTATATGTTTGATTTAATTCCTGCAAAAATGGGAGAAATGGGTATGGATAAAGTTGAAGTAAATGGTAATGCCGTTTCACTTTCTACTTTTGTAAGTGCAACGATGCCTAAAGATCCTATTCAAAGGGAACAAGCTATGTCACATCTTCGTGATATAGGTGCTTCTGATTTCATTAAGAACCAAGTAATGGTTAATTTTGGAATTAATGAAGACAATATGGCACGATCAGTACAATCTGAACTTGATGATAAAGGTATGGATACTACTGCACGTGTGTGGGTAGAACCATCTACATTAAAGAAATTGGTTCGTGAACGTGTTGAGAATAATCAAAAAATAGATTTAGAATTATTTAAAGCACATGTTGGTCAAGTCGCTAAAATTAAAGGAGGTAAAGATGAGTAAAGCTAACAATAAAGAAGTGAGTATCCTAGAGGAAATGGCAAAAGACTCTGGGGGTGGTTTTGAAGAAGTATCGTCTTCAGATGTTCAAATACCATTTATAAGAGTAATACAAGCTATGAGTCCACAAATTAAAAAAACGGATTCTGCTTTTATAAAAGGTGCAGGACAAGGAGATATTTTTAACACTGTAACAAAAAAGTTTTGGAGTGCAGATGAAGGTATACTTGTTATACCAACATACTTTCAACAAAAACTTTTAGAGTTTGTACCTCGTACACAAGGTGGTGGTTTTGTAGGAGAATTATCTGGATCATCAGACGAAGTAAAAAAAGCTCAAAGAGATAAAGAGACGGGTATGGAACTATTAGAAAATGGTAATGAGTTAGTAAGAACTGCTCAACACTATGTAAAAATAGTACATGAAGATGGAACTCTTGAGAATGCAATTGTGGACATGAAAAAAACACAGTTAAAAAAATCAAGACAATGGATGAGTATTATGATGATGCAAAAACATAATGGTAAAACTCTTCCATCTTTTTCACAGATCTATAAATTAAAAACTATAGAAGAGGGAAATGATAAAGGGTCTTGGTATTCTTGGATTATCGAACATGAAAAAATGGTGGATAAGATAGAGTATTATAATGATGCTAAGTCGTTACATACAAGTATCAAGGATGGTGAGTTAACGGCTTTACCACCGACAGATGCCAATAAAGACGACGTACCATTTTAACTGTGAGCAATGCCCCCTTCGGGGGGCATACTTATTATGGAGTCACTTACAAAAAGATTTTACGAATTATTTAAAGGTTTTTCTAAAGCACACGGTCAGACTGAATTAATAGATTCTACTAAGCACGGCAAACAAATGTCTAAAAGTTACATTGTCCGAGAGCCGTTGTCTTTGGATTTACTACAACAACATTTAGAAGGTAAAAGAGGTATCGGCAGTATACCTATAGATGAAAACAATAAATGTGGTTTTGGTGTTTTAGATATTGATGAATACAATTTAGATTTAAAAAATTTAGCAAAGAAAATTAAAAGTTTAAAATTACCTCTTACATTATGTAGATCTAAATCTGGAGGTGCACATTTATATATTTTTTTAAAAGAAAAAATAACTGCAACAGAAATAAGAGACAGACTTTCAGAATTTGCTTCTGCATTAGGATATGGTAACTGTGAAATATTTCCTAAACAAGAAGAAGTAATTGTAGAGAGAGGAGATGTAGGAAACTTTATTAATCTTCCTTACTTTAATTATAAATACACAATGCGTTATGCAATAAATAATAAAGGAGATGACGTATCTTTAAAAGATTTTATTACTAAAGCAGAGAAAAATAAAATTACTATTAAAGATTTAAGAGACATAGTTATAGGAACAAATAAAAATATTTTACCATCGGGACCTCCTTGTTTAAGACAATTAACAGAGTTTGGTATACCAGAAGGTGGACGTAATAATACAATGTTAAATATAGGTTTGTATTATAAAATGGCTTCTCCAGAAAATTGGAAAGACTTACTTGAAAAACATAACAACGATCATTGTACTCCACCGTTACCTGCAAAAGAAATAGTAACGATACAAAATCAACTAGAGAAAAAAGAATATTTTTATGCTTGCAAACAAGAGCCTTTAAAAAGTCATTGTAATAAATCATTATGTAAAACAATGAAGTTTGGTGTAGGTACAAATTTATCCATGCCTACTATCGGAGGATTAACTGTAGTTGAATCAGAGCCACCTGTTTGGTTTGTTGATGTAGATGGACATAGGTTAGAGTTATCTACAAAACAATTACAAATGCAGGTAGACTTTCAAAGAGCATGTATGGAACAAATGTATAAAATGCCTGCAAGATTAAAAGAGTCAGATTGGAGAGAAATGGTAGATGCTTTATTAGCAAATGCTACAAGAATATCTGTTCCAGAAGAGTTAACGCAAAAAGGACAGTTTCAAGAATTATTAGAAATGTTTTGCACGGCTAGATTACAAGCAAGAAGTCCAGAAGAATTAATGACAGGTAAACCCTGGACAGATGAAGACTGTACATATTTTAAATTAAGTTCTCTACAAGATTTTTTAAAGAGACATAATTTTAATATTTATACTAGAGGTCAAATAACAGAAAGATTAAAAGAATTAAATGGTGGATCTGAAGCAGATAAACAATATAGATTTAAAGATAATAAAAACAAATGGCAAACTGTAAGAGTTTGGTCTATACCAGAAATTAAAAGAGGAGAAGTTGATCTACCAAAAGTAGAAGTTGATAAAGATGAGGAGCCACCGTTTTGATTGAACAAACAATATTAGGACCGCCCGGATGTGGTAAAACTCAAACAAACTCTAAATTAGTAAAGGAGTTTATTGATAAAGGAATAAATCCTTCTAAGATTGCCAATGTTTCTTTTACAAAGAAAGCCGCAACTGAAAGCAAAGAAAGAGTTTGTAAAGACTATGATATGCAAGAAGATGATTTACCTTTTTTTCAAACATTACACTCAATGGCTTTTCATACTTTAGGTTGTAAAATAGATGATGTTATAAGAGGAACTGATTTAAAAAAAATATCAGAGGCAATAGGATTAGATTTTACTACTAAGTCTAAAGATGCAGAAAATGATTTTGATATGGTAGGATTTAAAAAAGGTGATGCGTATTTAAATATGTATCAATTATCAAGAAGTAAAAGAATATCTTTAGAAGATGTTTTTCAAGAGCAAGGCAATTATGATTTACATTATAACGAATTATTTAGGTTTGTAGAAACATACGAAGATTATAAAACTAGAAAAGATAAAATTGATTTTACAGATATGATTTCTAATTTTATAAATAAAGGAGAGTGTCCAGATATAGAAGCTTTATTTGTTGATGAGGCTCAAGATCTTTCTACATTACAGTGGAAGATGGTAGATGTATTAAGACAAAATCCAAACATACAAATTTTTACAGGAGATGATGATCAAGCGATTATGAGTTTTCAGGGAGCCGATGTTAATTGTTTTTTAAACGCAACTAAAGAAAAAAGAGTTTTAACTCAAAGTTATAGAGTTCCTAAAGCAGTGTGGCAAGTAGCTCAACAAATAGTAACAAGAATAGATGGTCGAGCGATAAAAAAATGGGAACCAAAAAATGAAGAGGGTTCTGTTACGTATCATTATAATTTATCTGATGCTCCTATACATGAAGGAGAATGGGTTATATTAGCTAGAACAAATAGAATATTAGATCGTTATGCCGCTCAACTAAAAGATGAAGGATGGATTTATAGTAGACATGATCACCCTAGTATTCCTAAAAAAATGTATGAAGCAATACTTACTTGGGAAGATTTATGTAAAGGTAAAGAAGCAAACTTAACAAGTTTAAGAAATTTATATTCTTATATGAATGTTGGAGAAGGTTTTAAAAGAGGTTTTGGACCTACATCAAAAGCTTTTAGACAATTTGATGTTGATCAAACTATTGGATTAAAAACACTTGAAGAAAGTGTTGGATTGCAAATGGGTAAAGAATATAGATGGCACCAAGTATTAGGTAAGATAGGATTGCAAACTCAAAACTATGTTTTAAATGCATTAAAGAGAGGAGACAATGTTAAGAAACCAAGAATAAAATTAAGTACTATACATTCTATGAAAGGTGGTGAGTGTGAAAATGTCTTATTAATTCCAGATATATCTTATGCGGCAAGCAAAGAATATCAAAGAGATCCATCAACAGAGCACAGAGTGTTTTATGTTGGAGTAACAAGAGCGAAAAAGAATTTACATATTATGCAACCACAAACAGAAAGGTATTACCAATTATGATAAAAATAATGGATATAAAACATAATCTATATGGTATATTTCCTACTCCTATTTATATTTCAAAATTAAATAAATTTACTAAAAAAGAATTAAATTATGTAGATAAGTTAAGTTTAAACATTAATAAAAATATGGGAAACGTAAGTTCTAAAAATTCTTATGTTCTAAATGATAAACCTTTTAATAATATTAAAAAACAATTATTAAATCATATTACAAAATATTTTGATGAAGTTATATCTACATCTGATAAAATAGTTCCATACATAACACAATCATGGCTTAACTATACTAAAGAAAATGAGTACCATCATTCTCATGCTCATCCAAATTCATTTGTATCTGGTGTTTTATACATAAATGCAAACAAAGAAAACGATAAAATCGTATTTGAAAAAAATAAGTATCAAGGAATAGATTTAACAAAAAAAGATTTTAATTTATATAATAGTGATTCTTGGTTTTTTCCTGTTCATACTGGCGACTTAATTATGTTTCCTTCAGATACACAGCATAAGGTTGAATATAAAAGAGGGAATAATATTAGAACAAGTATAGCTTTTAATATTTATATTAAAGGAATAGTAGGCAATTTAATAAAACTAACAGAGTTAAAATTATGATAAAAAGGAGGTCAACATGGAATTTTTAATTATGTATACAATAATCTATACTTTTATAGGTTTACAGAATGCAGGAGTGATATGACATATAAAATTAACTTAACATTAGAGTTTAAAACTAGACCAACAAAAGCTGAAGTAGAAGACAAATTATTTTGTTTAATAAGAGATGGCTTTACATTAAAAACAAAGGAAGAACATGAAAAAGAAAAACAACTTGTGGGCAAAGGGCAGTCCGCATTACCAAAACCTTAAAATACAACCTTCTCAATTTATAAACAAAAATAAATTATTGTTTGCAGAAGGTAATGTAATTAAATATATTT